TTCAGCGCCGCGCGCAACTCCTGATCGGAGAGGATGTGCTGCGGCGTTGTCGCCTCGCGGCCACCAATCGACATGAATGCTGCGTAGTCGCTTGGTTGAGGATAAAAGTTGGCGCTGCTCAGGACTAGGGGTTTTCCTGTGTTGCGTGCAAGCGCCAATGAAACTCTCTGTGCAATAGGAGAAGCCGGGTTCAGGTCAACATAATCAAACGTATCAGGGTCGGTGAGCGCCGCGCCAGCGAAGCGTATAACACCTTTGCTCTCGCGCAGCAGCGCGACAGAGTCAGCATCTTTTTGTCGGAGCGCCGTGCTCCAACGATAAAATGCGCGCGTGTCCTCGGCCAGCGCCCATGCTTGCGGCTTGCGCCCGTCTGGCAGCGTGACGGAAAACTCCGTGCCGAACAGCGGCTTGAACCCTTGCGCGGCTGCAGCTTTGGCCCAACGGACATGACCCCATGTGCCGCCGTCTACGATGCCTGCCGCTGGCGCGCCGAGCGCCTTCACCGCAGCGGCAACACGCGGAACAGGGCCGAATGCTTGCCGGAAACTGAACTCAGTGCGGCAACGCAGCTGTGGTAAGGTCATGCGCGCTCCTCAAATGCCATCGTGTGCAACTCCAAGGCGACAACCACTTCCACCAGCGCCATGACGTCGTCCAGCGCCCGGTGGGTTTGTGGCAGCGGCTTGTTCAGTGTGAACTCATAAAGCTCTGTCAACTTCGGATTGCGGCCCCATTGATCTTTGTGCAACCCGACGGTGCAATATTCTTGCGCAGGCCACGGGAAGTCCAGACAATCAATCCGGGCCAAGTCATTACGGATCATGGCTCTGTCGAACGGCAAGTTGTGCGCGAACACAGCGAATGCTTGCTCAAAGATGTGTCGCATTTGCGGCAACGCATCCTTGAATGTTGGTGCACCGACGAGATCCCCATTGGTGATGCCGGTGATCCGAGTGATCTCGTCCGTGATGTCCTCGCCGGGGTGCAAGAGTTGAGAGAGTGTCTCAACAACTTCGCCGCGCTCATTCAACAATGCCGCGCCAAGCTCGATGATTTTCGGTTGCTTGGCGAGCGGCGCTTCCGGGTGCAACGTCAACCCGGTTGTTTCTGTGTCGAATACGAGGACAAATTTGCTCACGCCGCATTCTCCCGACGCACGATGAACTTCAGGTCCACGCCCAAGATGGCGCGCGTGTCGAAGATTACGTAATGGTACTTGCGCTTTTGTTCAATCAGAAATTGATTGGTGTGGCTGCGCGTGAAAACTTCTTGCGCAACCTTGATGCCCATGGTGTTGAGCTTCTGACGGAACCGCTCCAGCTCTTCCTCGGTGCAGTGCATGCCGATGTGGGAGACGGTCGGTTGCCGCCCTGACATCCAGTTGGGGCCGGTTGTGTAGTTCAGAATCTCCAGCTCCAGCGGCTTGTCGCCCGGACGAGTGTTTTGATAGTTGAAGGACAAGTTGGCCTCATTGGTGCCAGACAATCCGAACACGCGCCCGTCAGCCACCACATGGTCTTCCACCCACTCATCCAACCCCAAGTCAGTCAATAAACTTTTCGCCTTGACTGGATCGGTGGGACAGATTGCAATTTGTTCAATGAAGAATTTCATTATTTCCCTTTCAGAATTTACGATGGTAATGACGGCGCATTGGTGCACAAGAAACTTCGGTGACGATCTCGGTCGGATGACCGTTGATGGTGCGGGTTGCGTAGATCATGACGGGCCGTGTTCCGGTCTCTTCACAATCTAAAATGGCGCTGATGACTTGGCCGCGTGACAGGCCATAAACGTGCGGCTCGACGATCAATGTCTGCTCCCAAGACTTGCGCTGCGGTGGGCTGGAACAAGCTGTCAAGAACAGCGCGGCGAAAATGAGTAGCTTTTTCATATCAAGCTCCATAAGGAAGAATGCAGCCGGTCAGGAACTTGTGACGCGGCTTGGTTGAAAGAAGGAAAGCAATGAACTCAGCGAGCTGTGCTGGGTCTGTTTCCTCACCTGCGAGCAACGCATTGATTTGGTATTGCTCTGCATATTCGCGCGTCCAGCCGCGATGCTTAATCACTTGTTCCTCGATGTCTTTGGACATTTCGGTACCCTTGAGCTTGTTGGGGCTGATGCCGAAGACGGTGATGCCGTGCCGCTTGCTTAACTCACGGGCCAGCTGCAACGTCATGATGTGCGCGGCCCCTTTGGAGGCGTTGTAGGCAAGAGACGTCGTCATTGGCATGTGCGACGCATTGCTCACAATGTTCAGCACGGTACCTTTCGACTTCACCAACGCCGGTAGCGCCCACTGCGTCATGCGGAAGATGCCCTTGGCGTTTATGTTCATCACGTCATCCCAGCTTTCCTCAGGGAAATCCTCCAACCAACCTGTGACGTTTATCCCCGCGCAGTTGATGAGGATGTCCAACGCCGGGCAGTCACCAAATGTTTCCTGCGGGTCGACCACGTCATTGCCGTTCTTGCGGTCGAAACCAATTACGTCATGCCCATCGCGGCGCAACGCTGCAACGACGAGCTTGCCGAGCCCGGCCCCAGAGCCGGTCACCAAAATCTTGCTCATTGTTTTTCCTTTCTGATCAATGATTCGACCATGGCGGCGTAAACTGCAGCGTCATGGATCGAGTCTTCGTGCGTCAGGCCGCTGTTGGCGAACCGGGTGAGCTTCACGACCATCAACTCAAAAAGGTGCCAGACGTTGTAGTCTTCCTCGGTGAACAAGTCGACACCGTTCGGGAACATTGCCGCCATGACGGCACCGACACGCTTGTAGTTGTCACCGTAGACCTTGTTGCGCTCACGGTAGGTGTCGGCCATTTCGGCCAGGATGTCTGCTGCTGTTGTCATGCGGTCTCCTTGGTTGGTTTTGTGTAAGCGCAAACATTGTGGATTGCGCGCTGCTCGGCTTTTATCCCTGCGCGGATGTACATCTCTACCACGTCAGGTCTGTCGTCATACGCTGCGACGATGTCTTCTGTCGGCACACCATAGATGTGCGGCAGCCAGTTGAGCATGGTGCGCTTCAAGTCCAACGAATGACGATTGTCGTTGTCATTGCGCATGACAAGGTATTCATAAGGTATCTCGTTGCGGCGCAACCATTCCTTGGTCACGGCGCTGTAGCGCACAGGCCGCGCAGTGAAGATAATCGGCACAGCGTCATAATGGCGCTCGAATATAATCATGTTGCCGACATCGTCGAACCCACTGAGCGAATGGTAGTCGTGGTACCGTTCCATGGGGTCACTCTTTTGCCAATTTATGTGCGGGATGCGCCAAGCATCGTCTGCGATACAGTTGTCTAAGTCTACAATGATGAACCGGCTCATGATGTTTTCCTTTCTAAGATTCGTTCGCGATTGAGTTGCATTGCGGCTGCGTCAGGTTCCCAGTTGCCCCACCATTCTGGCGGCAACTCCACCGTTGGTGGCTGGGCGTAGTTGGGTTTGTAGCCGCGCACCAACATCTCGAGCCGCAGCGCCAAGAACCGATCCAAGCACCAGCCGAGCCGCTGGTAAAAGAACTTGACGTGACCTGTGCCCAGCGTATAACGCTCAGGCGCTTTTATTTTACGGCCCGATGAGTAGGCCTTGGCAGCCAAGTTAAAAACGCGCGGCAACTCACGATATTCAGCCAGCAGGTGCTCTCTGGAGAGTTCCTCGGGTGGGACACAATTGATCCGGGTCATGTCAGCCACCCTTGCGCATCTTGTCAACAATCTTAAGCAGCTCGCCTTTCTTGAGCAAGTTGCCGCCATATTCGCGCTCGGCGAACGCTTCGATCTCCGCGAAGTAATCTCGCCCGGCTTGGAACAAGAACTTCTCAGCCCATGGGTGCACTTTCAATACTTCGTCGACCATGGCGTTCATGACCTTCTGGTATTCGTTTTGTGTGCGTCCACCGGTGCGACTCTTGGCGAGGTCGACAAAGGCGCGCAAGTTGAACTTGGCGACGATGTTGGTGGCGATGTTTGTCGGCAAGATGCCGCGTGCATCTTCCGCAGGCAACCCGAGCTCAATCAGCTTGCTGTAACAGAGCCGAATGTTCTCATTGATGATGTCGACCAAACCGAGCTTCTGCACGTCAGCGAGAATCCTGTCGGTGTAGACGTAATCATATTCGCCCATGTTGAGCACACGCATCGTTTGCTGCGCGTACGAACCTTGACGTGATCTCACGAACTGATGAGTGAACGCGCGGCTGACGCCTTCAATCATGAATACGTAGTCAACGAACTCCCAAGAGCTGGGAATGGTGTTGGCCATATATTCAAGTTCGGCGAGTTTCTTTTCCTCCGGCCATGCGCGGATTTCATCCATCAACCCCGGCGACATGGTCAGCCGGGTTGACTTCGTGAAGATCAAGAGTTCCTTGGCTTCCGGCGTTGTGCTGATGAGCGTGACTTTCATAATTGTTCCTTTCTGAGTTTAAATCAATTTTCGCAATTCTCTTGTGCGGAGAGAACTCATACTGCGATGCGCGTATTTGCCGCACACGCGTAGAGGTGATACCCAGTTCGCTCGCGACGACTTTCGCTGGACGTTTGTCCATGAAGATGAGCAAGTCACGATTGAACCGACCGATGCGCCTTGTTATGTTGCGTACTGCGCAAGCGAATTCCCGCTTGTCACCGAGCTGCGACACGTGCACCTCGACTGTTGTGAACCGATGCTTGCGGTCGCATATGCGTGCATACTCTACGCAATGGTCTTGCTGCTTTGGAGCCACACCGATGACCGTGCTCTCCGAACCACAAATGGGGCAGTTCACGCAGCGGCCCTCCGGATGTCGTAGGCGCTGTTGGCCTTGAGCAGCTTCTTGATTGCCGCGATGTCGTCCACCACGTCGTCCAAGAGGATGTTGCGCCACGTGGCGAACCGTCCGAGCGAATATATGTTGCGCTCGTGCGTGAGCCGGAACAACAGCTGCTTGCGTAGGTTGTCGTCGATGGGCGCTATCTTGCCGTACTTCTGGTCGACTGAACCAAGCGACTCGCACGATGCAAGCTTGATGCCGAACGCCGCGCTGATGGCGTCGTCGTCCATGTCACCCATCGGCCCGACGGTTTCGACGATGAGTGTGTCGCCGGTGATGCTGGCTCGGTAAACATTCAAGTGCAGTTCAGGGAAATAGACCGTCTGGAAAACGTCTGCGCCAATGATGCGCCAACGATGCACCGTGATGCCGGAGCGAGAGAACGTCACCGGCGCTGGCCAACCCAAGATGCTCAACACCACCGGCAGCGGCGCGGTAGAGATGTGGGGCCGCGAACTCTTGAACTCAGCCGGGGTGTCCCAGTTGATGCGGTCACCCACTGACGTCACCAGCTGCTCATACAAATCGTCCGGCGCAATGAACCGCTCCGCTGTCTCAAGGTTCCAAATGCTGCGGTCACCTTTGAGTTCATTGATGACCTTTTGTGCGTACAAGTTGGCCCAACGGATTGTGGCGGGTTGGTAGGCGTTCTCAGCCCAGATGCCTTTGCGCACACGCACCCGCCGGAACTCGATGCCGGTGAGCCGCGCGACGGCGTCAGAGCGGAACCGCAACAACGCCTTGTGCGCGGCGCGCGGTTGAGATGACGCCTCCACGACGGTGGCGTTGGGCCACGCATGGGCTGCGATGAGCCCAGCGAGGCCAGCACCGACGATCACAGGCGCAGTCATTCCTCATCCTCAATGATGGTGAGATGATTCTTCTCAACCAACTTTTGCAGGTAGCCGCGCACGTTTTGTTGGAAGTGTTCTTCCAGCTCTGCGACGGTGCAGGTTTGCTCCGGCGCGTTTTGCACGTATTGCAAGACCTGATTGCGGATGCTGCCAGCTTGTGGGCGAGACTCACCCGCGTTGGTGGCGCGCACCTTGTTGATGGTGAGGCGCTTGGCGCGCTTTTCCTTGGGTTGCTCGGAAGCTTTTGGGCGCGGCTCGATGGGTTTCTGTTCAGAGACCGCCTCATGCAGTTGGTGACTCAATGTGCCCTCCTTGTAAGGATTTTTGGATTTTATCTCGCCCGGCGTCAGCGCGCCCGGCGTCACGCCTTTGGGCACACCAGCGCGCCCAACAGCGTCTTGCGCGGCCATGATGGCCATGTTGACCTGCACTTCTGCCGCTGCGCGGTTGCTGAACCCTTTGAAGCCGGGTTCG